ACTCTCTCGCTTAACAGTCAGTCGAGCAAGATTGTAAAGGTCAGCCATCGCCGCGAGTTTGACGGTGACGTTGTCAAGGAAACACTCGGTGTCGCCAAGGAAAAGCTTGCCAAGTACAAGGAAATGGCTGCTTATCTTGGTTCGAAGCGCTACACTGACGAGAACATCGTCGAGTATTTCCAGCGCGTATTCCCTGTTACTGGTTCGAAGAAGGATCTCAGCAAGAATGCTGGTATCGCGCTCGAAATCATGGACCAACAGCCTGGTGCCGAGTTTGGCGAGGGTAGCTGGTGGCAGGCTTTCAACGCGGTTACCTTCATGACTGACCACATGATTGGTCGCAATGCAGATAATCGTATGACTTCTGCTTGGTACGGTTCGAACAAGAACCTCAAGACGAAGGCATTGGAAACTGCGGTTGAATTTGCAGAGGCAGCATAATGAACATCAAGGATATCCGCATTATCCAGAAACTCCGCCATCAAACCTCTCTCGAGGAGGTTGATGGTCGGATGATCGTTAATCGGTGGACTGAGAAGACCTCATATAAGCTTCAGATCAAGCGTGATGGTTTTGCTGCAGAATGGGAAGACATTCCCGTCATCGAAGAGTATGAAGAAGAGAAATCTACCGATAATAAATAAGTGAATGGTAGAAGAAAATGGTACTTACTTTGTAGGAATGTGTTTCGAACTTGAAGACGATGAGATCGTTTTCCCGGTGATGTTCCATACAAAGAATTATAAAGAAGCGCTTACACTGACTCGCTGTATCACTGATGGAGATCCAAGAAAACGAGTCATGTTTGCTGATATAGATGAGGAGTTCTAATATGAAGAAACTTATTGCAACAGCTCTTGCAGCTAGCATGTTGATCACATCTCCAGCTTTTGCCGAACATCGCAAACGAGATCGCGATCATACTCAGCAAGAACGTCGTAAGAGCGGATGTGGTTGGCTGTGTGGTGCCATTATCGGCGGAGTAGCAGTTGCTGTTCTTAGCTCGAGTGAACGCGAACGCGAACGCGAAAGAAACCAAGAACCTCGCGACGATAATCGCTACTACCCACCTGATTATAGATATGATAGACGCTATTGTGTCCGTGAACAAATCACCGAATGGTATCGTGGCGAACGCTACGTTTACTGGGAAACCCGTTGTAACTAAGGAATAATACATGAAGAATTTTATTGCGCTAGCACTTGTGATGCTGGCAACTCCGGCTATCGCACAGAAGACTCCTGTCGGTGTGACGTATGATGCTACCATCGTCCGTGCGATTGATGGTGATACGATTGTCATTACCGCTCCATATCTGCCAGCCCCTCTGAAGCCTGAACTTGGCGTTCGAATCTTTGGTGTCGATACACCTGAAAAGAGCTTTCGGGCCAAGTGTACTAGCGAAAAAGTACGCGGCGAACAAGCTAGTGAATTCACCAATTTGGTAATCAAATCTACGAAGAAGCATCAGGTTGTTCTGTACGATTGGGACAAGTTCGGTGGTCGTGTCCTTGGAGATATTCTCCTTGATGGCATGAGCCTACGAGATCTTCTTATCAAGAACGGTTTTGCGCGGGCATATTTTGGTGATGCAAAGCAGTCTTGGTGCAATTAAGCATGTACAATTAAAGCCCGTTGGGGTATAAATAGAATATCAGTTGTTGACAATCAACAATAAAGGCGGAAAGACCGGGGTTCGACTCCCCGCACCTCCACCATAGATACATCAAGGTCCGACCCGAAAGGGATGCCTACTAAAGTGAGGGATGATGGTGTATCTATGATGGGGGTGACTATGGAATTCGATTTTCGTGTAATAGGGCGGTTCGAGACTGATTGCTTGGCAAAGTGCCACTAAACATAAATGCTAACGATAACGAAGGCTTTGCAGATATCCGCCTAGCGGCATGATCTACACGGGTATGGCTCCACCTTGGAACAGAACGGGCCACTTGCTACCAGTTGAATCGCTGGTGCTACGAGTCACCAGAAAAACTGCTGGTGGTAGTATAAATAAAATATCACGACGGAGGTTAGAATCCTCCATTGACTCTTGCAAAACTTCAAGTCTTAGATGGCTAGAAAGCGGCATCATTCGGATGCCACCGACGAAAACACTAATGATTTTGCATTTCCAGTAAGAGGGAAATGGATGGAAGATACTTCGTTATTCTCTTGTGTATCTTCTTATAGCGGCAGAAAACTATATGGCTGGGATGCCTGTAAAGTAGTCTCTGTTTGCCAAAGTCATTGAGACTAAGAGGAAGAACATGAAACTTTTCGAAACTAGAAAAGATTTCCCGTATCTACGCTGGGCCGAAGGCTTTGTCATAGGTATCATTGCAGTAACAGGTGTGGCTTTGGCTACTCCAACGAAAGAACCTGAAGTCAAGATCGTAAAGGTCCCAGTGGTTCAGGTAATCGAAAAAGAAAAAGTCGTAAAGAAGCCAGTCTATCTGAGCAACTACGACAAAAAACAAATCCAATGCATGGCCGAGAATACATACTTCGAAGCGGCTCATGAACCTTATAAAGGTAGGATCGCGGTAAACAATGTTGTTTTGAACCGCGCAAAAGACGATCGTTTCCCAAGCACACCATGTGGAGTTATCAATCAGAGAACTGCGCGCGTATGCCAATTTTCATGGAAGTGTGAGGGTGGAAAAAGAATTCGTGATGGTGTAGCCTTTGCAAAAGCAAGGGAAATCGCCGAACATGTGTATCTCGGAAATTACGGTGACGTAACAAAGGGAGCAAAGTTTTACCACGCTGACTACGTAAGTCCGTCATGGGGTAGAGTGTTTGCTCGTACGACTAAGATTGGTGCACACATTTTTTATAGAGGATGATTATTATGGTGGACGACGTCATTTCAACGAAAGCATTGACTTCTGAAAAGTTCATTAAAGAAATTGAACGACTGGTTATTAATTATGATTTAGATTATATGGATGCCGTCGTCCACTATTGCGAAAAGAATAACATCGAGATCGAGGCTGCTGCGAGCATCATTCGTAGTAACATTCGTATCAAGGCAAAGCTTCAAGACGAAGCAGAAGAACTCAACTTCATGCCAAAGAGGGCTAAGCTACCAGTATGACTCCATTCGAGAGCTACACCACATTCCTCGCCCTTAAAAACCACTTCACAACAGACAGCTATGACTACATCAAATACAACGGCAAGATAGGCGCAAAGCCTTCGAGCTTTGATGTGCGTAAGGACAAGTATCAGTTCTACAAGCTGTCCAAACATAAAGATCCACTCAAATATCTGGTTGCCAACTTTGTAGATGGCGATTTGAAATGGATAGGCGATCTGTTCGGCGATGACTCAGAGAAAGTGTACAATGAATGGTTGAAGAGACAGCAGTCTCTTTCTTATATCTTCGAAGAAGACGTAAAAAAACTATGTACAAATTTCAATGATTGTGTTATTGTAAAGAATGGGCAACATCCCTTCTTACTGAAACAATATCTTCGTCGAGAGATTTCTATCGAGACGGTGATTATCCTCAATGATATCTTCGGGTTCTTCGGTCATTGGAACAAGAAGATTGAGGATGGTGTCCTATGGCCCAGCATCCACAAGAAGCTGCTGAAGTATAAGCCTTTCTTTCATTATGATGCATTTAAATGTAGAAAAATTGTCAAGGCTGCCTTTACTTCATGATAAATACAATTGCAGTTCGCTGCAATCTAAATACTTCGAAACATACCGACATATAGGAGATTACTATGTCATTTGCAGACCTTAAGCGTTCTTCCAACTCTTCTTTTGAGAAGCTCACCAAAGAACTTGCTAAACAAAATACCACATATTCAGATCCCGACGAGGGAAAGTATTGGAAGCCTACCGTCGATAAGGCTGGTAACGGATACGCCGTGATTCGTTTCCTTCCTGCTCCGGCAAACGAGGACATTCCTTTCGTTCGCATTTGGGACCATGGATTCCAAGGACCAACAGGTCTTTGGTACATCGAGAAGTCGCTTACGACTCTCGGTAAAGACGATCCCGTGTCAGAATACAACAGCGTTCTTTGGAACACTGGTCTTGACTCTGATAAGGAGATCGCACGCAAGCAGAAGCGCCGCTTGGCATACCACAGCAACATCTATGTTGTGAAGGATCCAGGCAATCCTGCGAACGAAGGTAAGGTCTTCCTGTACAAGTACGGAAAGAAGATCTTCGACAAGCTTAACGACCTTATGAACCCAGGTTTTGAGGACGAGAAGCCAGTAAATCCTTTCGATCTTTGGAACGGTGCTAATTTCAAGCTCAAAATTCGTAAGGTCGAAGGTTGGCCTAATTACGATAAGTCAGAATTCGACTCTCCCGCACCACTGTTCGATGATGACAGTGAGCTTGAACGTGTCTACACTCAAGAGTATTCGCTTGCGGAACTCGTAGATAAAAAGCAATTCAAGTCTTATGAGGATCTCAAGACTCGTCTGAACACTGTCTTGGCTCTTTCTGCGGAACCTGCCAAGATTCGCGGAGTTGATCGTGATGAAGAGGAGTATAGAGCTCCTGCGCCTACCTTCAAGGCGGCTGCTGCACCTGCTGCGGCTTCTACGGTCGATGAAGACGACGATGATCTCGATTTCTTCAAACGACTTGCCGAAGAAGATTGATAAGGTGGGAAAGGGGGCCGAAAGGTCCCCTTTCTTTTTATCCGTGTGCCGTTTGTTCGTAGTTGACTTTTGCAATTAATCCCATACGAATCAAATACCAGTCAATATTCGAGTTATCAGATTCTGTCTGCGCGCCTTGCATTCCCGAAGAACTCGAACTTGGGCTAGTGCTCAAACTAATTGGAGCTGGTATCGAAGCCGCAGTATTTTCAGGAGTTTTCAAATCAACCATCGCCGTCGTTTTTTCTCTGGCGGCTTTTGCAATGTTTCCTGACATTGTGTCATTAAAGCCTAGAAGTTGAGATCCAGACACATACTCTTGTTTTCCGAAGGAAGCACGCGCAATTATACCAAGGGCTTCCATTGCACCTTTGGTTAAATTAACTCCAGTGGCTACGATTTGATCTAATATACCAGGCTCGGAACCTCCGCTATAGCGACTAGCTCCGGGAATCTCAATATGCCATGGTTCCCACGACATTGGAAATTCCAACCCGAATCTAGCCGCATTCGCGTGTGCCCATGTTTGAGCTGGACTGGGTTTGGCTATGTCCAGATCTGCCGCAGTACCGCGTTGATGATTAGATTTGCCAGGAGGCGCTACGTATTTTCTTGCCGCCTTTTCACTGCCGTATTTTTTAACAGCCTCTGCAAACAATTGTTTTTGTCGTTCATACGGACGAAATCCAGAAGTGATTCGAATTGGTACACCGGCTTGTTCAGCCGCCGCGAGAAATGGTCCTAACTTACTAGCAAAATCTGGATTAAGGCCCTTTACATGTGACGGATCTTTGTAACTATACTTCTGAAGATCGATAGGCGCACCAGTTTGTGGAGGAGTGCCAGTAACAGGTGTAGCATTAGGAGATGCAGGTGTACTAGGAGCAGGAGCGCTCGGAGGAGTAACCCTAGGAGAAGCCGATGGAGCAGGAGGCGGAGCAGTATTCGATCGACTCGGACTTGGAACTGCGGATCTTGATCCAGAATTGCTTGTCGTTCCAGAAGAAGTGTTGGTGCGAGTCGCAACGCTTCTTCCTGTAGTTGCAGCCGCAGCTTTATTCGAACCAGAATTAGGCATTGCCGCTGGAGTACTAGAAGAGCTTGAAGCTGTACTGCTCGGAGTAGTTTCAGTCGGTTCACTTGGCGCGGCAGGCAATGAAGGTGCTGCAACATTAGGAGAAGACGGAGTATTGCCTTGAGTAATATTTGGCTGTACGGATGTATCTACTGCAGTACTTTGACTTGAAGAAGAAGAGCCGCCAGTAAAAAAATCTAATCCGTCAGAAATAGTGTTGGCAACATTTCCTACAAAATTAAATACGCTTTTAATACCACTCGCGAGTGCCTTAAATGCTTCTTGCACTGGTTCGAACTGCGAAGCTATTAATCCTCCTACAAGGAGTGCTACGCCCATTCCAGTAGCATCAGATTTTTCTGCATCGGCCTGAGAATTTTGTTCGATAGGAGATGCATCTTCTGATTTCGCTTCGATAGCGGCTTCTTTAGTTGCTACTAAATTTTTATTGGCTATTTTCTTTTGGTTATCTAAGCGCTGCTTAAGATATCCGTCAACAGCAGCCAGCTTCTCTATCATTTGAACGATAGGAGAATTGATTTTAATATTCGAAACAGGAAGTTGTCCACCGCCTGTAGGAGTTTTCACTTTTTGCTTTGCAGCCTGTCCAGCTACACCCATTCTTGAAAAAACTTGGCCAGCTGCGGCTTTCTTTGCCCAGTTTTCGTAAAGCTTTTCTTCTTCGGTCGTACCTTCCACGATGCCTTGATAGGCAGCTTCGATCAGTTTACTAAAAGCAGGATTAGCAGCGTCTTTAGTTTTCTTGTCGATCCATACGTTGCTGTTAAGATCCCATACGTATTCTGTTTTACCAAGTTTTACAATCGGTCGAGAAGTATCGATACGAACACGCTTCTTCTTTCCTTCAGGAGAATTTTCAACCTGAAGTCTGTTCAGGAGTGAAAGCAATCCTTCAGGAGCTTTTGCTTTTGATTTCTGATCTACCCAACCTTCAGCAGTTTTAATGAAGGTTTGACCGCCTATTGTAACTGGTTCAGCCATTATGCAGCCATCTTCGGTTTATGATATTGCATGTATTTTTCTATTGAGCCCTTTCCTGGGAAATTAGGATCGAAGTGTTCGCGCTTATTATCATTCGAAGAATTGGCTTTACTACCTAAAGCAGTTCCTGCTGCTTCTTGCTGATTCTTAGCTTGAGCTGTATCTTTAGCTCCTAAGTCAACTGCAGTTTGTACTTGTGTCGACATGCCCTTTAATGTTTCAGTCACTGCAGATGCCGCTTGATTAGGAACTGCTTTGGCTA